ATACACTACAAGGTAATATTACAATATCAGATTTAGAATTACCATTTAATTCAGATACATTAAAAGATATATTTTCAAATAATAAAGATATGGATAATGGTAGGTTAAGAATATCTGCTGATGGAATGATTCAATTAAACTTTTATTCAGAAGACATAGAAACCGAATACTTTTTATTAAGAAATGAATAAATTAAATATGTATAATAAAATAACAATTAGCTAGGGCACTTGTTATGTTTTGTTAAACCGCGAGCTTAGGCCGCACAAATTTAAATGATATGAGTACATTACAATTGTTCGAAAGAACACCATTTGACATTTTAGTCAGAAATTTTTTCCAAGACGCTGGTCAATTCCAACCAATGGCTGACCACAAATTACCACACCCCGTAGATTTATACCAAACAGACAAAGGCTTAACTTTTGATATTGCCTGTACTGGTATTTCTAAAGATGACATTGAAATTCTTATTCAAGACAATGTCCTTCGAGTTAATTACGATAAATCCAAAACTGAAGAAAAAGATGTAGACTATATTCATAGAGGTATAGCTAAACGTTCTTTTAATTTAGGATGGAAAATCGATAGTAAATTTGATTTAAGTAAAGCAGATGCTGAATTTAAAGATGGTTTACTTACAATTAACCTTCCTTATTCTAAAGGATCAGAGTTAAAATCTCTTAAAATTAAGTAAAAAGTTTTATTAAAAAATGTGTCCTAGCGCATTGTTTTTCGTATATTTCGGTTATGAAAAAATTTAAGCAAATACAGACAATTTCCGACGCTGCATTAGAACCTTATTTTATCACTAAAGATGAATATTGTTTTACTGTAAAAGAAAACGTAGCTCCTAATACTAGCCACTTTAGAACACAAGGTAAAGGTAAATCTTATGAAAAATCATTATTTTACTTTCCTACTTTTGAAGCCGCATTAGAAAGGATATCTACATTAAAGTTATCACAAAAAGAAAACTATAATTCTATTCAAGATTATATTAAAGAATATAGTTTAATTAGTAATCAAATTAAAAATTATACAGATGGCATTAGAAGCACTATTTGATGCAGTTATTGTAAAACCTATTGAGGTAGAAGAAACTACCTATGGTAATATAATTGTTCCTGATATTGGTAAAGAAACAAATGAAACTGGGGAAGTTATAGCTATTGGACCTGGTAAGCATACTATTTCAGGTGAATTATTACCCCCACAATTAAAAATAGGAGATATCGTAGTATTGCCCACTATGGGATTTACTAAATTACCATATGATGGTGAAGAATATTACGTAGGGCCTGAAAATCAAATATTAGCACGTATTAATAAACCTGCAACTGCAAATCATGATTATGACTAAAGAAATTACATTCGGTACAGATGCCCGTGAAGAACTAGTAAAGGGTATTGACAAATTAGCAGATGCTGTAGTAGCGACATTAGGACCTAATGGTAGAAATGTTGTAATAGATAATGGTGAATCACCCCAATCAACTAAGGATGGTGTTACTGTAGCAAAATCTATTTCATTAAAAAATCCAACACAAGAATTAGGTGTTAAATTAGTTAAACAAGCAGCTATTCAAACAGCAAATAAAGCAGGAGATGGTACAACTACTTCAACTTTATTAGCACGTGAAATGGTAAAAGCTGGTTTGAAAGCAGTTGCCCAAGGTGAAAATGCGGTCCGTATTAAACGAGATATAGATAAAGCAGTAGAAAAAGTAATAATTAAGCTAAAAGGTATAGCTGAAGATATTTCATCTGAAGATCAACTAAAACAAATTGCTACTGTATCAGCTAATAATGATGAAGAAACGGGTGAATTAATTGCTACTGCTATTGATAAAGTAGGTATGGAAGGTGTAGTACATATTGAAGAATCTAGAACTGGGGAAACATATCTAGAGACAGTAGAAGGTATGCAGTTTGATAGAGGTTATAAATCACCTTATTTTGTTACTGATAACAATACAATGTCATCAGTATTAGAAAATCCTATGGTGTTAATTATAGATCAAAAACTTACACAAGTAAAAGATTTATTACCAATTTTAGAAGCAGTATCTTCACAAGCTAAATCATTATTAATTATAGCAGAGGATATTGATAATGAAGCATTAGCTACTTTGATTGTAAATAAAATGAGGGGTACAATGAAAGTATGTGCTGTAAAAGCCCCTGATTTTGGAGACAGAAGAAAATTAATTCTCGAAGACATTGCTATTACAACAGGTGGTCAAGTGTTCAGTAAAGATAAAGGAATGAAGCTTGATAAATTTAGTTGGGAGTGGTTTGGTGAAGCTAGAAATGTAACTGTAACTAAAGAACAAACAACCATTGTAGATGGAAAAGGATCAACTGAATCGATTGAATCACGTATTGAAGAGTTACAACAACAAATCGATAAAGCATCAACCCCATTTGAAATTGAAAAACTCCAAGAAAGATTAGCAAAATTTGTTGGAGGGGTAGCTATTATCCATGTAGGTGGGGCTACTGAAACTGAAATGAAAGAGAAAAAAGATAGAGTAGATGATGCCTTACACGCCACCAAGGCTGCCATTGAGGAAGGAATTGTCCCTGGTGGTGGTGTCGCTCTATTATATGCTTCACAAATATTAAGTCGAGCTCAAACTGGTAGTGGTATTGTAAGAAGAGCATGTAGAATGCCTTTCCAACAAATATTAGTTAATGCCGGATACGAGACAACTGAAGCACAAATGTTAGGTAAATATAAATTAGTAAAAGAAGGTAATGATACTTGGGCTGGGATTGATGTTGAGACAGGAGAGGTTATTAATATGAAGGAATCAGGTATTATCGACCCAACTAAAGTAACTAGAACGGCATTACAAAATGCTGCCTCAATAGCAGGTACCATATTGCTTACAGAATGTACAGTAGTAGATGAACCTCAAGAAGATAAACAACAACCGCAATTAGACCCAATGATGGGAATGATGTAAATTTAAATTTAATTAATTATGACAAAGCAAGAAATTTTCGAGCAAATTGATGCACTCTACAATACATTTGTAGATGAACACAATTCAACTACTAAAGCTGGGGCACAACGTGCTCGTAAAGCTATTGGTAGTATCAAGAAATTGGTAACGGATTATAGAAAAGCTTCAGTAAATGAAAGCAAATAATCCAGAAATCAATATTATTGAAGAAAACGTTCTTATCGCCAGGCGAGTACCGCCTGGTGATAAATGGCGTTTAGTAGCAAATGAACCTGATGGGCAAGTCCATCCTACTTTAACTGATGCTTTAGAAGCATACATGGTAAAAACAGGGTTTAAGGGAGAATATCGTTTAGCTCCTTTGAAAAGCGAATTATTTGCCATATCTTCCACAGAAGAAATTGTGGAACCAGAACCAGAAAAAAGATATTCAATATATGGTGAATACTAGAGAGAATACACTACTAAATGAAAGATATCGTCCTGATAATTTAGATAATTATGTTGGTAACTCTAATCTAAAATCAACATTAGCTAAACAATTATCCCAAAATGATATTCAAAATTACCTATTTTACGGACCAGCAGGTACAGGTAAAACCACTCTTGCTAAGTTAATAGTTAATAATTTAGATTGTGATTCACTTTATATTAATGCCTCTGATGAACGAGGTATTGAAACTATTAGAGATAAAGTATCAGGCTTTGCTTCAGTTGCCAGTATAAAACCTTTAAAGGTAGTTATATTAGATGAGTCTGATTTTTTAACTATTCAAGCACAGGCTTCTTTACGTAATGTAATTGAAACGTTTTCGCGTACTACAAGATTTATTTTAACTTGTAATTTTGTAGAACGTATTATTGATCCAATTCAATCACGTTGTCAAACATTTAAAATAGTTCCACCAACTAAAAAAGAAGTAGCAGTTCATATAGCAGGAATATGTGATAAAGAAAATATAGGTTATGAAATTCCAGCTATAGGACAATTAGTAAACAAGTACTATCCTGACATTCGTAAGATGTTAAATACTGTCCAAGCAAGTACTATAGATGGCTATTTACAACTTGATGATAGTTTGCTTGTTTCCTCTAGTTATATGAACTCTGTGCTTGATGAGTTAAAAAACAATAACTATAAAAATATAAGACAAATCATAGCAGACTCAGGAGTAGACGATTACGAAGAATTATTTAGATTCTTATATGACAATTCCTCAGAATATATGCCTGGTAAAGAAGGTACAGCTGCTATTTTAATAAATGAACACTTATATAAATCAAATTTTCGCATAGACAAAGAGATAAACTTAATGTCTTTAATTCAAAACTTAATAAATAATAAATAATGGAACAGCAAATCCAACAACCTCAAATCGATTTAAAAAATACTCAAGCAATCAAAACATCTGATGGTAAGAGTGTATTCCAACAAGGGGTAATTCTACGTAAAGTATCTAAATTTGTAACAGGTACCCAAGAAGATGCTATGATACCCATCCCAGTATTTTTTGAAGCAGGTACAGGAAAAATATTAACTGATTCAGTTCCTAAAGAATTAAGAGAAGAATTAGCAGATGAACTTGTTTGATTGGTTAAAAGAAATCAATTATAAAAAATCTCCTGTTGATTCATTTACTGATAAAGATTGGGAGGAATTTAATGCCTATATGATTCACAGATTTTTGTCAATGAATCCTGATTATATAGAATTAGTAAACGAGGTACAATCATTTCCCCCAACTGAAAAACAACAGATTTATCAAGTATATAAAGAATACATACCTAAAAATAATAAATGGAATAAATATATTAAATCAACAATTAAGCAACGCAATAAAGATTTAATACAATATTTAACAAATTATTTTCAATTATCAACTCGTGAGGTAAAAGAATATTTACAATTTTTAGGTGATAAAGAGGTTATAAAAATATTATCCCAATTAGGAATAGAGGATAAAGAAATAAAAAAGTTATTAAAGTAGAATATAGATATAATAAATCTGTTATACAAATAGACCCAGCTAGAAATTGGGGTGATATTATTTCCTATTTAATATTAAAACATTTTTCTCAAAGTAAAAAGTTACAACCTAAAGATGTTTTTTATTTTGATGAATACGGACATCAAATAAGAAAAAATGGTAAAATACTAGCTATAGGAAGTAGTATGTTATTTACTCAACCTAATGATATAGTGTGGGGAACTGGTTGTATCGATTATGGACAAATAGGTAAAATACCTAAAAAAATATATGCCATAAGAGGACCTTT